TCCTGCTTGAACCGATCCATCGGCTTTGCAGGAACGATGTCATTACCTGTTGTCATTCTTCATTTCCTCTTCAAGATCTTCAATCATCAATTCGATGGCACGCTCGACGGTGGCTCGAAGCGTAGGCTTCAGGGGATGCTTGGCCGCGACTGAGCGCAACCTTGCCAACAGATTCCTGTCCACCCGCATCATAACAATATCTTTCATCATGTGATCCTTACTGTCGTGTATCCAGAACGCTTGCCGGTCAGCGTGCCAACCATATCCGGCGTGATTTCCTTGCCGGGATTGCTTGGGACATTGCTGATCGACATCTTATGTTCGCCGCACTTGACCGAAGCCTTGTCCTGAGATGTGTTCATAAGCTCCAGCTTGGCACGGGCCTTCATCAGGATCGCACCCTTGGCCTCATCAGCACGGGTTGCTGCCACTTTTTCTTCCTGCTTGGCAGCCTTATAGTCGACGAACAGCTGCGCGTCTTCGTCATCGAGAACAATATCGCTCTTAGGCAGCGTGCCCATGAGCTTCGTGATCGCCTCGATGTCCGTCGCGTAATCAGGATCAGGCTCCTTGCCCTCTGCAATCGACTGCCAGAACAGCGTGATCTGGTTCTTGATGGCGTCAATGATATTGTCATTGCGCGGGATCTTCATGCGGCGCGGCTCGTCATCGATCAGGGCGACTAGCCATGCGTGATCCGAAGTCGTGCAGGCCAGCTGGTGCTGCACCTGAAGTAGATAGTTCTCAGGCGCTTCGCCGATCTCTTCACCATTATAGTGCCAGCCATAGCCACGGGCAGACCATTTGATCTCCACAGGCGCGCCATTGTTCGTAATGTAATCGAACGACGCACCCATGCCGGGGCATCCATCGACCGTGTAATAGTCTTCGACCTTCGTGAGATCCATTGACCAACGGTGTGCGGCCCAGTTCGCAATGCCGCTTTCAAGGAATGTGCCTGCTTGCACGGCCTTATTGCCAGAGATGTCTTCCGGCGGCAGCTTGCCAGCCTTCTCCATCCACAGTTGCCAGCGGCTCGTATAGGGCGACAGCCCGAACAGCGCAGCAACATCGCTCCCGCCAATGTGTTGGGAACGCAACTCGTGCCAGTGCTTCTGGTCACGGACTTGTATAATAGCCATTTATATTCTCCGGTTATGGCCGTATCCAGTCGGCCTACACATGGCATACAAGTGTCTACGGAGTTATGTCAAGCCCTTTGTAAACATCGTCAACAGATCGCGCTATGATGTATATTCCGCCGCGTTTTTCCCACGCATTCTGCCATGCAACCTGCGCAAGTCTTTGTTTTCCCTTGTCAGTTTTTACCTCGATGGCGAACGCTCGGCCCGGGGATATGACGCCAAGCAGATCGGGCGTCCCTTCGGGTGCAGACTGAATGACACGCGGGCCACCATCAATCGGGCGAAACTTGCCGACGTTGATCCGGAACATCATGATGTCATGCCTCTGGCCCAGCGCGAGGCGGATCTCCTGCTGGATTGCAGCCTCTCTCACTGCAGGGTCTCCGGCTTCCCGTCATCATCGAGATGCTCCATCACGGCCTCAATAGCAGCCATCATGGCGGCAAAGGTCTGCCGGTGATTGATGCCTTCGATTTTCCGATTCTCATGCCACTGATAGATCGTATCCAGCATCTCGAATGTCAGATCATATATCAGGGACAGCGGCACCACTACCGCATGGAACTCTGTGTCTTCCCCATCGTCATCTTCCATATCGAGTTCCTCTCTTCTGCCGTCAAACCATTGGTTGTCTGCGCGTCACGCATACCAACCTTCTTGGCAAGGCGCGATGCCTCTTGCCCGCAAATAACATTGAATGCCCACTGCGTCGGATTGCTATAGCCTCGCTTGCGGGCGACGCTCGTAAGGACTCGATACCTTTTCTGCATCATATCTTCAGCGGTTTCGGTTGCCGCCTCACCATCCCGGCGCGTCTCAACCAGATCGCCATCCACATGCTTCACGGCTCTGGCCATGACAGGGTAAACGTGGCCGCACATGGGGCACGTAGGCGTCGGCTTGTGAACCGCGAAGCAGGCAGTGCATGTCCGCACAGACGCAACCTTCTCAGCGTTCTTGCCACGATTGGTGACGAATCCGTCATCGAGGCTCCAGTCCCTCTCGTCATCAATGAACCCATGCCGCGCAGTGTTGCCTGCATGATCGAGGATGATCGTGCGCTCCTTGTCGGGATGCGGCCTGATCGCTCGACCGCATTGCTGCAGGAACAGGCCCAATGATTTAGTCGGACGCAACAGGATCGCAACCTCGACAGACGGCAGATCGAAGCCCTCACTCACCAGATCGCAGCTGGTCAGGATCTGCACCCGCCCGTCCTCGAATGCCTTCAGGATGCCGTCGCGCTCAGTATCATCCATGCCTCCGTCAATGTGGCTGGCTGCGTGGCCGGCGTTGCGGAAGTCCTCCGCCACATCCTTGGCGTGCTTGACGCTAACGCAGAACGCAATCGCCTTCTTGCCCGGCGCGTATTTCTCATAGTGTCTAACCGCGCTGCCGGTAATGATCGGCTTGTCCATCGCGTCTTCCAGCTGCTTGGAAACGAAGTCCCCCATGCGCGTGCCAACAGATCCGAGATCGGGCGTGCTTGGCGCATAGACAATAGCCTGCGACAGGAAGCCCTGAGCGGTCAGCTCAGCCACCGTAGGGCCCATCACCATGTCATCGAACATCTGTCCCATGCCCTTGCCGTCAAGGCGCTCAGGCGTGGCCGTAACGCCCAGCACGCGGGCAGTCGGGAAGCCGGTGACAACCTTGCCCCAGCTGCTATCCGGCGTGAAGTGATGCGCCTCGTCGCCGATGATCAGATCGAACGGCTTCATCCCCTTCATGCGCCGCACCAAGGTGAACACGGATGCCACCACCACGTTGGCAATAGGAACGCCCGGCGTGCCGCCAGACAGGACGGCATGAGATACGCCGACCTTCTTCAGTGCGCCGCTGATTTGCTTGAGCAGTTCACGCCTGTGGGCCACGATCAGGATGCGCTTGTTGTTGCGCGCCATGCCTGCAGCGATGTAGCTGAAGATCACTGTCTTGCCTGAACCCGTAGGGGAAACGAGCAGCGTTTTCTTGTGCCCGCTGCGAAAGCTATCACGCACAGCCTGAACGGCTAATTCTTGGTAGTCTCTAAGCTGAACCATATGCTTCCTTGAATGGCAGACTGTCTTCGCCCCGGCCTGCCAGCGGAGTTCCAAAGTGCCTTACGACACGACCGAAGTTGGCTCACTCCTAGAACCGCAGATCACCCTCATCCCAGTCATAGATGTCGAACCCGAAGTTCTCCCAGAGGAATTGCCGCAGGGTCATTTCTCGCTCCTCATTTGGGCCACCTGCTCATCTACCTCTGCGTCCGTCAGGTAGCGATTAAAGTATCGAGCCTTGCGAACCTTCGCATACGGCGTCATGTCATCTTCGCTCAGGGTGGTGTTGTAATACTCACCGGCAGGCAGGGTGACGGTCTCCGGCTTCTTGTCGTAATATTTGACGCAGCGGTAATAGTCGTAGCCTGCGTCTTGCCAGCTATCGAAGAAGCCTTCCTCCGGCCTGCCCTTGCGGTATGTCGTGAGCGCATAGCCCCCGCGCTTGATCGGCTTGGCTGGCGTCAGGTAGGCGAAGATGCTGGTGTCCATGGTCATTTCCCAAAGCCTTCTTCCCAAAGCTCAATCGCTCGGACGGCAATACTTTCAATGTCCGCATGGTCGATTACGAATCCTGCGTTGCGCACTGTCTCACGCGCACAAAGCACTTTGCGATCCACTGGTGGTTTCTCGTATTTCTGGATCATGTCGCAGAGAGCGCGGTAGATTTTGTTCCTTTTGTATAGGAAACGAAGTTCATCCGCATGGTGGTAGCCCATCCCACTCAGCTTCGCAGCTTCGAGCAGAACCCAGTCCTCGGGTGCTTGTGTTTCTGTGGTCATGGTTGCTTCTCCAATACTGCACGGGCTATATCTCTTGCATTCATTCCCATCCATTTTTGGTCACGTTCCACGCCTCGATCTATGATGGCGTTTAGCCCCTCTCGCCACCTCTCGTTCTCGGCGGTGAGGGCTTCGATGCGGTTGCGAAGAATATCAGCACGATGCAAGCCAAGTTCATGAGTTTGACAAGTTTGCTGCACCCATTTTGTTTTATCTAGCCACTCTAAAAGCTCAGTCCGCAGCCGCTGCACTAAATCATCAGTCATGATTGCTTTTCCGGTGCGGCGCGGGGGTCTAGGTAAACGTCATCAGCCGGAATGATTTTGCCGTTTTTAATGAACACCTCCCCATCCAGTCTAGAAAACGACTTGGCTAAGCTCTGGTTGGCGTTTTGGATATGCCGGCATTCGTTGGTATCACAAGTGAAGCACCAACCCATCTTATGTAAGACATCTCCATCAGTCATCGTTTTTAACCCGTATCTCCAGCCCACGCGCTTCCAATGCGGCGCGGACGATAGCGGCGAAAGTATTATAATCGCAGTAGCCCGCATCATCTCCGCCTATTGCCTCCAGCACCTCCGCCAGCGGGTCAGGCTCCGGCTCCACAACCTCGCGCACCATCCCCACAGCCTCAGGCGGCACGTAATAGACAGAGCCGGCGATCCATGCCCAGTTCGGCTGGCGCACGAAGTTCTTGCCGTCCACGCTGGTCAGCATGTCAGGCTTCCAGTGCAGCGGCTGGTGGCCGTGATGCTTCGGAACCCATTCGATAAATTCATTCATGAGTTGCTCCACTCATCATAAACAACAACCGCCATGCACAGGAGGATGCCGATCAGGATAAACATTTCTAAGGTCATGACTGCCCATCACTGCAGTTCTCCAGTTCCCTGAGGGCCCACTGGATGCCTTGGATCTCGACGCCCATGTCGTGCAGCCCGTGAGCATCCTTCGCGTGGAGAAACACCTCCGACATATCCCAGCATACCTGTTCGCGCTTACGCAGCGCGGCAATCCGTTCCTCAATCATTGCAATCTCCTAACCAACCAGCGTCAGTCGCATTCAATCTCGCGGGTAGCCGTCCAGATATAGGGCATGTAGCAAATCTCATTGCCGTTCTTGGTCACAGTCCAGCCAGACAGATAGCCCGTGCCACCCACAATCGATGCCGCTACAGCCGGAACCGCCGCACCAGCGGCCAGCCCAACGATGAATCCAATCACTAACTTTTTCATTTTTTTTGCCTCTCCAAATGTTCGCCTGCTTCGATTTCGTCCGCAAGTGCGCCAATCAAACTTAGCATTTCTTCGGGCTCAACCTCTTCCCGCAGCCACGCCGCAATCGCAGCGCGCTCAATCTCAGCACCAATTTTTCGTGCGCGTTCAAGGGCCTTCGACAGATTCGTAGCGGCCACATACAGATGTCCGTCAATATCTACGGCCTCAACCGGATCACTCATAGCGCCATACACGGACGCCGCCGTCAGACTCACGGGCAATAAACTTCTTCTTATTGCGACGGCCCGCATGGGACGCAGTGCTGCTCATCGAGCGCAGCGGAACCCCCTCAACAAAGAAGCTCTGGCCTACATCCAGCTTCGACCAAGGGTATTTCTCCCGGCGACCATTGTGCTGCCGCGCAGCCGGGATTGCGTGTTCATCTTCAATTTCAAAGCTCATATTTACCTCCGGTTATCTTATCAATGTTGCATATTAATCAATGTAATTCAACTTAGAAGTTACGCCTGCGACGCTCGGCCTTCAGCAATTCTTCAGCGACAGGCAGCGTAATGCCAAACGCAGCAGCAAGGTGATGCGGACGCTTGCCGATAAGCGTAGTGTCCGGCCAATCGCGGATGATCTGGAAGGCAAGTTCCCTGCCCTCATGCTTGTTATTCAGTCCCATAGTCCTACTGGCCACTCCTGTTTGGGTAAGTAAATCGCACGCGACGTTGCCCCGCCGAAGCGAAAGCTATCCGTGCTTCTCTTCGCATATGGGTGACGCAACAAAACGCCAGCCCAACCTTCAAAATAGACAGACGTTTGCATGATCCGGTTCATCGACTGGATGCTCTGGCCTATCCATACGCCCGTGACATCGCCATACTCACGTTCGATCTTCATCCCATAGCGCGCAAGCGTTGCTTCCGCCACCTTCAACCGAATATCCGTTGTGTCATCGCGGGTGAAACAAACGATCAGCAGCTCACCAATCGTGCGCTCTTGCGCCCCCTGCACAGTCTCGACGCGGATCATGCTCCCGACGATGTGATGCAGCAGCGATATGTCCTCGCGCTCCGCCTTCACCTGCAGGAACTCATCGAGGTTAACCGTGTTCAGGTATTTCTCGCACTGCTTCACGTCCAACCGCTTCGTGCTATACAGGCTGTAGCATCCAGCCATCAGCGTCCCCAGCTGGTCGCCGATACGACGGTTCGCCAACACCATAGCAATCGTCTCTTTGAATATCTCGACATTGTGCCGCAGCGTGAACAGATTGTGCAGCTGCCGCGACAACAGCCTCTGCGGCATGTCCTGCGGGATCTCCGACGCAAGGCTCAGGAAGTCCTTGAACTCCTGCTCCTTCTTCTTCCGCTCCTCATGGCTGTAACTATCCAGCGGCTTGATCGTCAGCACCGCCGTGCGCGTCAGGTCAGCCGCTTCCTTCAGGCCAACGCCAATCGAGGACATCAGGAACGACGAACGCATCGTAAACGCCTGCGCGCTATGGTTCGCAGACCCCTTCAGAATGCGGCCACGCCCCTCGCTGGACGCCTGCCTCATCAGATCCAACACCGCCTTACGCCGCGCCTCGGCCTGCATCTTCTGCTTATCATCGGCCTCGCTCTCGTCGAACACCACCGGCATAGCATCGTTGCGCACCACCTGCCGGATACCCGCCTCGGTCGTCGCGCCCAGAGGATAGATCGCCAGATCGCCCAGACACGCGCCGGCAATCTCATTGACCACCGTCGATTTGCCCGACCCCTGATTCCCTGTCACCCAAGCGTGCGTGCGCCACTGCAGCCCACCACAGACCACCGCCGTCGCAATCCAGCCAGCCAGCAGATCTCCATAGATCGGCGCGTCCCAGCGCACCTTATTGCACAACTCACGGATCATCCGGCCATCATCGTCCGTCGCCCGTGCATCGTAATCGTCAACGTCCAAGATCAGATCAGCGTTCTTCTCATAAATCCAGCGGCTCCTGAAGCGGACGAACGGAATCTCCCGCGTCGCACCGCCCGACCGGCTAACCACCAGCTTCCCGCCTGTGTTCATCACGGCACGCTCGACACCATCATCGGCCTTGTCGATCCATATACCCCGCCCACGTAGCCGCTTCGGATCATAGACACCCAGATCATGGCAACGATCCATGATCGTGATGCCAGCCTGCACCCAGTCTATGCCCTTCCCGTCAGGCTTGCCTTGCTGGCCACCCCAATAGGTCGGATCGCCATAGATTTTCATGCAGCCCTTCTGGCTCATCAGATTGTCGGGATCGAACACGTCCACCTGCTCCCGATGCTGCGTCATCAGCATATATTTCATGTGGTCATAACCCAGAGGTCGCCACTCCCGCCGTGTGTCCTCGTCATAGTCAATGACCTGCTTCTCCACGACCGGCAGATCAGGCGTCGCCACCGCAGCGCGCTTCAACTCCCTACGCAGCAGCCCCGTTATATTCTCCGGCTTCACCTTCGCAGGCAGTTCGTCGCCCAGATCCCAGCCATCCGGAAACGCCGGACTCAGGCCGACAATCGAAATCGGAACCTCGAAACGCGCCAGCATCTTCTGGATTTCAATCGCCGCCTGCGCCCCAGCCGCGTCATTGTCCGGCCAGACCACAACGCTATGCCCCTCCAGTATGTCCCAGCTGGTCTGCTCCACAGCATTCGCACCGCCCTGCCACGTCGAAACAACCCAGCCATCCGGCAGATACTGCGCGGCCCCATCAGCGGCCTTCTCGCCCTCGACGATCAGCACAGGCGCATTCGGTGCGGACGCAATCATATCGCTGTTATAGAGCGGACGCCCCTGCCCGAAGCCGGACGTGATATATTTCTTGCCGTCCCAAACTATCGGCCTGATCTCTTTCCTCTTCCCCACAGGGTTCCAGCGCGCCACCGCGCCAAAGGCGGAGCCATCAGCCGTGCGGTAAATCCACATCGAGTCCGGCTCACCACCCATTGCAGTCTTCAACTTCTGCGGAACCTCAATCGGCTCCGGCATAGGCGTAACGATAGCCGGTGTGTCTGTTATGTCCTCGGCCTTGACCGCCGTCAGGTCTATCTTACGCACGGTTCATCCCCAGCATTTCTGCGAATCCTTTTAATGTTTCCTGCAAGCTATCCCCGAATAGCCTCATGGACAGGTCGATCATGTCGCCATGCTCACCCGTCGCGAAGTCCTTCCAACGCCCAGTGCTGAGAGAAATACCCAGCGATGCGTTGCGATCCTCGCGCCAAGGCGCACTGCATACATACCAACCACCCTGCCGCTTGCCATTGGGCAACCAGTCCCTGCAGAGAGCCTCGATGTGTGTGGAACTCAAGCGATCCTTGATGTCGCTTATGGAAATAGACCGGGTTTTGACGGCCTTGCCAGACGGTGGGAAAGGAGCCTTTCCGCTGGAAGATATGTGGTTTTTAGGCGAACCTTGGACATCGCCACATTTCCCGGTCATATTATTATTACCTCTCTTGAATTGCGCCGTCAAACGCACAAACACCAATGCTGGCATACGCAAACGAAAGTGACAATAGCTAACCTTCGCTATCGTAAACGCCGCTCACAAAACTAAAGCGGTGGAACCGGATCGGGATCGCCTCCAAACGATACACATTCCCCGCCGCATCCTTCCACTTCCCATGCCTGTCCAGCCGAATGCGAAACGTCAACGCCTGCGGATCTGACGCTATCGTCCACTCCTGTTCGTCCTCGTTCGTGCAATGGCCCATAATCATGGCCGGTCGCCAACCCTTCTTCAGATCGGCGACCATCTCCCGAATCACAAACTCATGGCCACTTATATGGTCAACCACCTCAAAGGGAATAGTCCCCTTATCGTCATAGCGGTTCGCAAATGGGTGCAGCATAAACGATCAGGCCGCCTCGCCCAGTCGCGCACGAACCGCCTGCCTAAGCATATCCGGCGTGAACCCCCACATACGCATCGCCAAGCTATACTCATGAACCAAACCCTTGATCTCAACCTCGATCTCATGCAGCTGCCGCGCAGCCCTGTCGCGCCGCTCAAAGGCTTCCCGCGCCTTCGCGATTACTTCCTCCTCAGTCATCCGACTATCTCCAATATGTCAGGGTGGTCTGTGCAGTCGCAGACTAACTCCTCAGCGTCATTCCCATAGACCAGAAAAATCGAGCCGATCTGCTTGCCATCAGCGTTATGAACCAACAGCAATTCCTCATCGCAGTGGCCCAGCTCGGCCATCACCGCCTCAAGATCGTCGCTGCGCTGGATAGGCGCTTCCTCGCCGTCAAAGACCGACAGCAAATACCCCTTGTCCAAGGCGCGCCCGACTATCTGCTTCACCACAAATCGCTCATCCGTGTTCATGCTTCCGCCTCCGGCTTCACCGCGATCTTCGGCCTGTTCTTGCTGCCCAGAGGCCGGCCCAGCTTCCTCTTCACGGGAATGCCGCCCACGCTATCCTTGCGCCCTGCAGGACGCCCACGCTTCTTCTTCGGCGTAGCCGCAGCCAACCGCGCATCCTCAAGCACAACGATCATTCTCGACGCCTGAACAACCACATCACAGTCCAGCCGCACGGCCCAAATCAAAAACTTCTTCGCCAACCATTCACGCATCTTCATCCTCCTCTAAGTGCATCGACCACAAAATCTCTTCCTTGCTGATCGACATCAGCAATTCCTTCAACTTCACCCGTGCGTCCACTTCATCAGCAGCCATCACCGAGAACGCCAACGTAAAATTAAAAACTTTCTTCATCACCAGCTACTCCGATACAATATATCCCATTGCCACCATCTGCGCGCACCTTCATCCATCCACATCAGCAGCGGCTTCACCTGATCCACAGTCTCCTGCAGGCTATCCCAATAATAATCCCCATATTCCGTATCGCCGTAAAAGATCCCGCTCTCGGTCGGCAGATACTCCTCCGCCAACTCCGGATCTTTCTTGCCCAGCAGCGCCTCGCACAGCCCCACCAGTTCGCGCAACTGATCCAGCGAAACGTGACTCCGGCGGCAATCATCCTCGCCGTCCTGCACATTCTCCACGAACCAGCGGTGTATCGCATTCGCCTTGCGCCAATAGGCAACATCGACAGTCACAACCGCAGAACTATTCTCGGCCAGCGGCGGATAGCCAGCATCCAGCGCATCCAGCACCTGATCGCGCTCCTGCACGCTCCTGTAGCCGCTCACATATTTCTTGGCCTGCAAATACATATCCAAACCCATATCAATAACCTTTCCCATTCCGATATTCGATGATCGTCATCCCATCGTCGCCGCGCCGGTCAACCACAGCCCAGATGCGGTCATCTTCCGCGCTCAATGCCTGCGCCGCCCACATCGCGTGCGTGCCATACTCAAAACGCGCAACTTCCCTGCCGTTCACCAACAACAAAACATTCATCTCATTCGTCTCCGGTAAAATAGCCACGATCATGCGCCTCCTCCCATACGTCCAAACCGTTCGCCCATTCGCGCGCCAAATACCGCCGCGCCAACGCCATAAATTCAGCCTCATGGGCCATGATGATAGCCTCGATCAAATCAGGCGACATATCATCCAATATGTCCTCGATCAGCGCGGCACGGATCGCGTCCACGTCTGCGTCAAACGTAAATCGCGTCATCACGCATCTCCCCTGCCAAGAAGCCCAGCCACTTCGCGGAAACACTGCAAATCGCCCAAGCCAGCCCTCTCACAGGCGTCCAGCAACTCAAACAGCGACGGTTCCATCATGCTCAGATCGCGCAAATTATCGACGCAATCCTCATATAACGCGCCCTGCATATCCACAGCCCCGCCGCTCATCACGCAATTGCGACTGTCCAACAGATCATGCACAGTGCGGAAAATATCCTTATCCATTAGGCCAACCCTCCAATAGCTTTCGTTATAGCCGCATCCATCCGCGCCAAGGCATCATCCTCCTCGCCGCCATAGTTACAAACCTCCAACCGATCCCGCGCCAATTCCAGCGCGTCCAACATCGCGGCC